CAACACGGCCTTGGAAGAAGCATTCAAGGAAAGATTTCATCAATTCAATAGGCTTTAAGGCCTTTAAGGAATTGTGGAGGTCTACCTTTGAGAAGGCTCCACTTATGACCCCTGTGGCACATGTTTCAGTGAAAGGTGAAGCTTTGCCACCTAGGAAATGGATGTTTGACAAGGTGCGCACTGTCATTGGTGTGCCCATTGGCAATTACATTATGTCAACCATATGGAACTATCAGCCCAACCACAATTTTAAATGGCGTGAGACCCCCATCAAGGTGGGAATGCCTTTGAATGGGTATTGGATGAATAGGACATATGAGGCACACAATAGATGCCAACACCATTTTGCAGGAGACATGAAAGAGTTTGATTCCACTTTGACAGGTGGTGTCCTGGACATGATCAAAGCCATTCGAAAGAAAGGGTTTGAAGACCACAAAGATAGGGACAGGATAGCTGCGCTGATTGATGTGAACTATGATCAAGTATCCAAGCAATTGTTGAACACCACATCCACTGGAGATGTGTATAATGATGGGACTGGCTTAACCACTGGCCATACTTCCACGTCTATGGACAATTCCATTGCTACTGTGGTTTTGTACTTAATGGCCTGGAAGCAGCTCACTGGGCTTTCTGCCAAAGAGTTCAAGCATTACAATGAGTTGTCGTGTTATGGGGATGACCATGTGTTATCATATTTGGCCACCAAGCCTGCCTCGTGGACTTTTGGCAACATTCAACATGTCATGGCTGGATTTAACGTGACCATGTTGCTTGAAGCTTCTGGCAAATTGAGCAACATCCCATTTCTCAGTAAGAAAGTGAGGTTTCCTAATGCCAGAGATCTCAAAGACTTCAAAACAGCAGGGCTCAAAGAAGTCACTCCAACGTTTGCTGTGTCTCATGACCGGGAACGGCTGCTTGGAAAAGTCACGGCTTCTGTCAAGACCATGGACCCAGTGTATCGTTACAAGCGATTATTGAGTTATTTGTCTTTAACTGCCCATCATCCTGACATCTACCAACAGTTGTCCAAGATTATGAAGAACACTGGGTCTTTGAAGAGGGCAGCTAGCAGCATGAAAATGCCGGTGCCGTCCTATGAGAAGGTGCTTCGTGATTGGTACAAACCTGATGCCAGGTTTGTCGTTAATGACATTGATGATGATTTTGATGAGCTAAAACCCGACAACAACATCATATCCTATGGCACCGTGTCGCTGTGGGATAGTTTGATGGGAGGTTTTGCTCTCATTCCTGACATGGTCAATCCCACATTGTTTAATTTTGGCCATGTTCGAGCCTTGCAAAGTCAGATGGCAAGGGTCACTTCCTGGCCAATGGATTTGATGGCTCTTCAGAATGGCGCCGTAGGGCCAGCTGATCTTCAAATGATGTTGGCTAAAACATGTTATGGTTTTCTTGACCCTTCCATTTATGTTCAAATGTCCGGGAGTCCGAATTTTTCTTCTTTACTTGTGAGACATTGGATGTACATGTGGTATGTTGAAAAGATACGGCCTAATAGGTCATATTCCCTTGTGTCGACTCTTTCAAAGAAAGTTTCGGCACTATCCTTTATGATCAATGGCAAGGTCCACATGGAAGCACGAGTTGGTTACACAGCCTTTTTAGATGTGTTTGTGGTGGGGCTTTTGGGTTTCATCAGCTTGCCACCTTTATTTGAATGGATATCAGCAATTTGGCTGCCGAATTTTTCAATGTGGTTAGACCGACTCATGTATAGTGTGTATGCCAAGTTTTGGACATCACTCCCACCAAATTACAATGATGTTGGTGTTTTCCTTGATTCACTTTGGGAAAAGGGCTCAAATTTTGTCTTGTCGGCACCAACAGGCACTGGCAAAACGACTGCTTTTGTCAGGTACCTGGCCCTCAGGGAGGGATCTCGATATGACAAGATTATTGTGATAGAACCTCGTAGCGCCATAGTAAAGACAGTGGTGCCTTATGTCACTAGTGTAATGAACCTTTCAGCTAGTGGTTTGACAAGTGGTATGGCCCTTGACGAATCTAAGAAAATTTGGTACATGACTGCTCAAGAATGGTTATTACACCCTTCTTGGCATAAAAAGAATTTTCTTGTCATTGTGGATGAATGCCACATTTCAGAGCCTGCTTATGCACTGATCAAGATTGAACTCATCAAATTGAGGGTGAAAACAATTTTTGCGTCTGCCACGCCACCTAATAATTTGATGACGTTACCAGTTATTGAACTTAACACAGCAAGAATATGGCGTGTTTTCAGGGTGAATCATGACAACATGGAAGCCAGAGGGTCTAGGCAATGCCTAGATGATTTCAGGGACCAAGCAATTGCTCTTGTTCATTCTTTGCCTTTATCTTCTGTGTCACTGGTATTTGTGACCAGTGTTGGTGAGGCCTTGTCAATGAGTGGCAACATTTCTCGAAAATGTGTCATTCTGAGTGCCTCATCAGATTTGGGTGACCTTGCAGATGCACAGGTCATTTTGGCCACATCTGTTGCAGATGTTGGTGTCACTCTTCCTAATGTTGACACTGTGATCACGCCTGACATCGGTTTCACTCTGTCCCATTCTCTTACTGAATCTTCAAGAAGGTTCTTTAAATTGAGTGATGCTGCTCTCTTGCAACGATCTGGGCGTACAGGCCGGACCAATCACGGCACATGTCATGTGTTTAGGTATCCCAATTCAGGATTGGATTTTTCATCTAACACACTTTCATCAGAAAGTAGTTTTGTGGAATTACTTTCGACTGGTGTGCCTATGGTTTATTTAGATAAATATTGCAAGAAAGCCATGATCCATGCATTTGGTATAGAGGACAAGGAAGAACCATTACAGTCTAAAATGCTGGCTGGCATCACTGAGCAACTTTCTCAGTACAGGACCCAATTGGCACCTGTCATAAAAGAAAGAGCTGAAATAATGGATCTGGTGACCAACACAGGCGAATCGCCTGCAAATATAGGCAATTACTTTTCTATGTTGGACCCAAGCAGGAACAGAGACATTTTAGAATTGATAAGGGAAGAACTTCCTTTAATACTATTGTATGGCAAACAGTATTTTGTTTCCGGTCAAGAAAAAGTTGACCTTGAAGAAGCTATTAACAAGTACACAAAAGAGAAATCTAAGAGTGCACTTGGTAATATCTTTTCCAAATTTTCGAATATGTCCTAGTGCCACCCCTGATGAGCGGACACGAAACCTGTTTGGCAGGTCGGGAAAATGGCTAATAAATCACCCCCATCACCGGTCTTGCCGGAAGAGAACCGTAGGTCATTGCCTATTTCGGTAGCCCCACCTTCATC